TCTCTTACGAAGGAACACTTTATTGGCATGAGAAATAACCCACCCTGGCTACCAACCCGCCCTTCGAAAGGGCGGGTCTTGGCCCATCCCGACCCGAAGCGGAGCGTAGGAAGCAGGGTGGGTTAGTACCCGACCAACCCTCCCCGGCGGAGCCGATATGGTCGTGTTATTTTTAGAAAAGCTTATTTACAATAAATTCAAATTGACAATTCTCATCCAACCAATCTGCATCGGCCCCCTTATGTGTACGGGGGTCATCATTAGCCAACCAAATTGCTGGCTTGCCCCATGTGATCAACTTCTTGCCTCGGTATTTGTCCGTGGCGTAGAATTCCTTCTGATGTCCAAGCCAGAACTTGTATGCATGGAAAAACTCTAATCCACCTTGCATATCGTCGAAAATTGCATAATCGACGTCCTCTTCAAATTCATCCAAACAGAATAACCCTCCAAAGTAAGCATGCTTCTGACGTAAGGAGCGTGCCCACATGGTCTTTCCCAGTCGGGATGGGCCAATCAAAATGAGAGATTTCTTTCTCACTCCTGGATCGTATCCTTCCAGATTCTCTGATACCCATCGATCGAGTCCTGGAACGTCCCTTGTGTTAAAATGTAAACCGGCAGGTGTACTGTAAGGCGTCCGTATTGGTCGGTATTTCCAGTCTGCGTAGGCTCGTAGAGAGTTGAAGGAGCAAGCGAGAGCTCGAGGAGCCAGTTTCTGGCATAGTTCAAAAAATTCGTCTCGAGTCGTTGCCATGATGATTTCAGACCATTCATCACCAGTTCCATGAACTGTGCCTCCACTTGGTCGCTCAAGCCCCCCAGCCACAATGTCGCCGTTTTTCGTCGCATAGTCCCACATCTTTTCTGGTGTTCTTCTACCAGGGAGCACATTCGGGTGGCATCCTTCCACATCAAACTGACGAGGATTTCTTGTTGAATATTCGCGGCCGAAGTCGACAAAAGCGTGGAGGTGAATTCCTCCATCAGCGTGTGTTTCTCTTCCAATGATGCACTCTGCTCGTAGTTCTGCAAAATGGCTGCACACGGTAAAAGGATCAAGTCCTCCACATTGAGCGTAAGTGACGAGAGCGTATCTTCGCTGGAATCGGAACGCCATTGTTGAGTCATGCTTACTAAGATGGTGGGAAGAAGAGTTGTAATATTATACTCTTCTTCCATCCAACCAACCAGCCAGACCCTCCAGGTATAAATACCCCTTCGTCTTCCCCTTAACCTCGGTACCACATGCCCAACATGCCCGCCCCTTCATCCCCCCTCTTTGCACGTGATTGCTTTGTTTGCGTTGGCAATACCCCACTTCAACAATCTGGTCTATTTTTAGTCACTCTTTGTGATGGCTGCTTTCAGGAGATCTTCTCGGAGGACGATTCGTCGTCGAGTTCGTCCTCGTCGAGTCATTCGCCGCCGTACACTCCGCTTCCGCCGGTCCTACCGCCGGACCAGGATGAGTCGCCGTCGGGTCCTCAACATAACGTCAGAGAAAAAGCAGGATAATCGTGTTACGTTTTCCAATGTCGACACCCCTGCCGCTACTCTTACTCAGAAGCGTGTTCTTATGCAGGGTGGTGCAACATATTTGATTCCTTATGTTCCTACTGCACAGGATCGGATTACTCCTGGTGGATTAGTACCCGAAGTTCCTGGCTATCGAGCCCGTCAAAATGTGTTCATGCGTGGTTACAAGGAACGCATCAACATTATTTCCAGTACTCCAGCTCAATGGACCCTTCGTCGTATTTGTTTCCGTCTCAAAGGCAACATTATTACGAATTCTACCACTGCACTTAACCCTTTGTGGTTTGAAGTTGCACCACAGGGTTTCACTAGGTCTGCCACTCAGGCCTTTGGGACCCCACTTGGCGATGCCATTCAAGACCAGATCTTCAAGGGTCAGCCCTCGATTGATTGGAACAATCCATTCAATGCCAACCTCGATACCGATAAGATTACTGTCGCGTATGACAAATTATTTCACTTTACTTCCGGCAACCAATCACCTTACACTAAGAACATCAAAATCTGGCATCCAATGAACAAGACCTTCGTTTATCGTGATGATGAGCAGGGTGACGGTCTCGTCACTTCGGTCCTTCATTCATCCGGTCTTAAGGGCATGGGTGATTACTACGTTGTTGATTTGTGGACTTGCACTACAGGAACAACTGATAACGAACTTTCTGTCTCTTACGAAGGAACACTTTATTGGCATGAGAAATAACCCACCCTGGCTACCAACCCGCCCTTCGAAAGGGCGGGTCTTGGCCCATCCCGACCCGAAGCGGAGCGTAGGAAGCAGGGTGG